TCAAGATTCGTCGTCACTTTGATGAAGCAATGACACTGTATCAATCTATGCTTGATATGGGAATTGCAAAAGAGTGTTCACGTTTTGTGCTTCCCCTCGCCACGCCCACAAGAATCTATATGTCCGGTTCTTGCAGGTCATGGATCCATTATATCAATCTGAGAACTGCTAACGGCACTCAAAAGGAACACATGGATCTTGCTGAAGGATGTAAGAAAGTGTTTATAGAGCAATTCCCGACCTGTGCAGAAGCACTTGAGTGGGTCTAAATAAAAATATATCATTTATAACTATGGCAACATATCCTGTAAAGAACAAAGAAACTGGTGAAACGAAAGATGTTGTAATGAGTATTCATGACTGGGATCAGTGGAGAAAAGACAATCCCGAATGGGAAAGATACTATACACCCGAAAACGCACCATCTTTTGGTGAAGTTGGAGAGTGGAAGGATAAACTCCGCAAGAAAGCTCCTGGATGGAATGATGTGCTCGCTAAGGCACAAAAAGCACCTGGTTCAACTGTCAAAAAGATCTAAGTAACTTATGCCAACTAGAAAGAGAAAGAACGACTCCCCTATTGGAATTGGCATGACTGCCAAACAAATGAGAAGGAAAAAACCGATCAATACAGATTTACTAGTCGATATTGATCCGTTAACAGATAATCAAAAACGATTTTTTGATTCGTATGCAGAGGAGAAACATCTTATCGCTTATGGTTGTGCTGGAACGGGTAAAACATTCATTGCACTGTATAATGCCCTTCAAGACGTTTTAAACGATAATACTCCTTACGAGAGAATCTATCTAGTGCGCTCTCTTGTATCCACCAGAGAGATTGGATTCCTTCCTGGAACTTATGAAGATAAGTCTGATATCTATCAGATTCCATATAAGAACATGGTCAAATACATGTTCCAGATGCCTACTGATGCTGACTTTGAGATGCTGTATGCTAATCTGAAGGCACAGGAGACTATTAAGTTCTGGTCTACTTCATTCCTTCGTGGAACAACTCTTGATAATGCTATTGTTATCGTTGATGAATTCCAAAACTTGAATTTTCATGAACTTGATAGTATAATTACAAGGGTTGGTGAAAATACCCGTATTTGTTTCTGCGGTGATGCAACTCAATCTGATTTGCAGAAAACTAATGAAAGAAACGGAATTATCGATTTTATGAGAATTCTTAGAGCAATGCCATCGTTTGATATTATTGAGTTTGGTCTTGATGATATTGTTCGTTCTGGTCTGTGTAAAGAATATCTAGTTGCAAAAAAAGACGCAGGTTTTTAATGTTCAATCATGTTGATGTGAGTCTCCCTCAACTTGAGAGGGAGACAATTGATGGGGTAAGGTATTACTCAGTTCCTGATGAAGAAGAACTCCTCCGACTGGTCTCCATCACTTCGGTGACCAGTCATTTTAATAAGGAA